GAGCAAGAATACACCTTACTTTATCAGATGAGCAATCAACATTTTAGAGGAGGAGTTCCAGGTCAAGCTTACTGTGGCGTAGGTAGAGGTAACGTAAAAGGTAGAAAATTAGCAGAGATTCACCTAGAGATGTGTTTATACTCAGGTATAGGAATTCACGGTATTAACGCTGAAGTAATGTATGGTCAGTGGGAGTTTCAGACTAGTCCTTTAGACCCTCTCAACGCCTGTGATGATTTGTGGATGGCAAGATACATTCTTCAAAGATTAACAGAAGAGGACGTCCACCCTTACCAAGTTACTTACAACCCTAAACCTTCAGCTACAGAAAACGGAGCAGGGTGTCATACTAACTTCTCTACCCTTAGTATGAGAGATGAAGATGGGTTAACTGAAATACTTGAAGCTATACATCAACTCTCTAATCACCACTCTAGGCACATGCAAGTTTATGGGGAGGGAAATCAATCAAGAATGACCGGAGATTGTGAAACTTCTGACTATAATAAGTTCACGGCAGGAGAGTCTCATAGAGGTTGTAGTGTTAGGATACCTAACCATGTATACAAGAAAGGGTGTGGTTATTTAGAAGACCGTAGACCCGCTGCAAACTGTGACCCTTATGAAGTAGCTTCTGTAATTCTTGAAACAACTTGCTTAGAAAATGCTTACAGTAACTAACGGAGCAGAACACGATTGGGCTAATATGCCTCTACATGAGATGGCTATTGGTAATGCAGCAGACTGCGATTTAACTTTACGGTGTTGGAAACAAATGCGTAAAGAAATGAAACCTTTGAATGTAGCTCCTATCTATGATAAACTTCTTAAAGAAGTAACCCTTGCTTTAGGTGAGGTAGAGAATAGAGGTATGAAGGTTGATACCGAGTATTTAAAAGAGTTAGATAAAACTTTAGGTCAGAAACTAGAGGACGCGGTGATAGAACTTAACACCCTTTCTAAATTTGATGAAGATTTAAATCCAAACTCTACTAAAGAAGTTGCTGATTTGCTATTTACGAAGGAAGGTTTTGGATTAACACCTACTATGGTTTCCGAGAAAACAAAAGCTCCTTCTATTACAGAGGAGCATTTGAATAGTGTTAGTAAAGGGTTAGCAAGTACAAACCCGGCTAAGGTTTTTATTGAAAAACTTCTTGCTTATAAAACTTTATCTAAGCAGTATAAAACATATGTAAAAGGTGTTGAGGCTGCCTTAGAGAATAATGGCAATGGTAGAATTTATTCTCAGTACAATTTTGCAGCTACTGTAACGGGTCGTCTTAGTTGTTCTAAGTATTCCGCAGGTAGGAAAAAGGAGCAAAGTAAAGGAGTATCATTCCATACTCTACCGAGAACAACCGCTGATGGTGTTAACCTTAGGAAGTTAATGTTATCCGATACGGGAAAAACATTTATAGCTGCTGACTTCTCACAAGCAGAGTTGAGGGTTTTAGCTCATTGCAGTAATGATAAGAATCTTATAGATGCATTTAAATCAGGAGAGGACTTACACACATATACTGCTTCATTAGTGTTTAATAAATCCTTACCTGATGTGACCAAGGAGGAGAGGCAAGTAGCTAAGTCTTGTATTTTCTTGATTGTATATGGTGGTTCTTATAAGAAGTTAGCTGAGCAGATTGATAAATCAGATGGGTATGCAAAAGATATCTTTGCAAGGTTCCAAGCTCAGTTCCCCGGTATATTTAAATTTATGAAAGTTGTAAATAAATACACCAAAGAAAATGGGTACTCTATGAGTTTGTTTGGTAGACGTAGAAACCTTCCTAACGTTAAAAGCCCGATTACTAAATATCAATACCGAGCATTAAGGCAAGGATTAAACTTTGTAATTCAAAGCTCTACTTCAGATATGGTTTTAAATTCTTTATTAAATATGCAGAAAAGGATTGAGGAGCTAGGTATGGATGATGTAGAGATATTAGCCACGGTTCATGATAGTATTGAGGTTCAATGTAATACTGAAAATACAGAGGCTGTGGTTAAACTTATAAAATCAGTAATGGAAGATATAACTTATCTAAAAACAAAATACAATATGGATTTCAAAGTCCCGATGAAAGTAGATGTTGAAGTAGGGAATTCTTTCGGCGGAGTAGAGGAGGTTCACTTCGATGATAATATGAACCCCACCAACCTTGCAGAATTAGTATAATGTCTAACACTCACAGAGTAACAATTTTAACGGACATCCATTTACGGAGTGATTACATTCCAGGATTTCTAGACAAGCAGATAGAAACTTTAACAAAACTAGTTAATAATAAACCTCCTGATTCAGTAGTGATTGCAGGTGATATATTCCATAGAAGGAATCCTAGAGGTACGGAACTGTTAGCGTTTGGAAATCTATTAAGTGATTTAAAATGTAAAGATATTTATGTTCTTAGAGGTAATCACGATACGATAAGAAAAGATGGAAGCTCTGACTCTACCCTCTCTTTGTTTGCGGATAAGGCTCACATCATTTGTGATACTGAGACTATAAACATAGCAGGAGTTAACTTTGATTTTATACCTCACTATGAAGATGAGGATAAGATAGTGCAAGAAGTTAAGAAATCCAAGAACCATGTTTTTGGACATTTTGGATTTGAAGGGTGTGTTTCTAATGGGAACTATCTCTACGAAGCCAAATTAAGAAGGTGGCATTTTCCTAAGAAGAAGTATACCTTTCTAGGACACATACATAAACCTAAAGTTTATGATGACCGCATTCATGTATTAGGAACTCAGTATTCCAATTCATTCGGAGAAGCTAACTCTTCCAAGTACTTACACTCATTAGTTATTAGAAAAGATAAGACTGTACAAGTTGTTAGAACTCCAATCAAATATGGTATAAAGCATATCGCTTGCACGTTAGATGAGTTAGACGCTATAGCTAAGAAAGTAAACTTTGAAAATTACTTTATAGTTCTACGGCTAAAGATTGACAGGTTAGATGAATATGTCGAACGACAATTACATGAGAAGATAATTAAGGATTATAGTGTGGATTACTTAGATATATCATTTGAAGATATACTTCCTAAGTTTGTATCTGATTATACTCCGGACAAAAAGTTATTCTCCTTGGATTCATCAGTAATAAATGATTACATTGATAGTAAAGATTCTATCTTTGAAAAGGAAGAGTTGCTTAGCGCATTAAACATGATTAGAGATGAAGATAAATAAAGTTAAAATAGAAGGATTTCTGTCCGTAAAAGACGCAGAGGTAGACTTTGAAAAGTACAATGGAATTACCCACATAGCCGGACACAACTTAGACACTAAGACTCTATCATCCAATGGAGCAGGTAAGTCTACAATAATAGAAGCTGTAGCGTTTGCTCTTTTCGGAAAGACTATTCGTAAGACTACAGAAAAGAATGTAAGGTATTCACACGCTAAAGTTCCATGTAAAGTAACACTGACTGTAAACGATAATGTAGTTATCACTAGAACTAAGAAACCACCTTCATTACTTTTAGAGATTGATGGTAAATCATTTACTAGGGAAGGTATTCAACAAACACAAGAGTATTTGGAGAAGACATTAAATATTAATTATAATGTATTCCTTGCTTCTATGGTATTTGGTCAGCAGAACTCAATGAATTTCTTATCTGCTACACCTGATGAGAAGAGGTCTATCATACAAAACTTTTTAAATATATCAGACCTTTTTAAACATAGGTCTAAGATTAGGTCTTTAAAAACTAAGTTCAATAATGAGAAGAAAGTATCTGCTACCTTACAGTCAGAGTCATTGCAAAAATGTAACTCTCTTAAAGATAGGATATCCAAGCTTAGAAAATCTCAAAAGAAAGCAGCAGCTACTTTAGAAGGAGGTGACCCTAAGCTATTTAAGAAGTTCTCTTTATCAGAGTTACAAGAGATTGAGACTAAAAGGAACTCATGGATTTTAGAATGCAGGAGTCAAGAGGAGGCATTAAACTATACTACTAACAGGATATCTAAGTTAAAGACTAACATAGCTAAGTATGAGGATAATACGACTTGTGAACATTGTGGAAAGAAACCTCTAGTAATATACAATCAGTTAAATGATTATAAGAAGTCATTGGAAGAGGAGTATGATAAGAGAAGTAGCGTACAGAAGAAAATTAAAAAAATAAATTCAAACATAGACGGTTTACATCTCCCTATAAGTGCAAGTGACTTCGAACTAATCGAAAACTTAAAGAAGATTGAAGTAGAGATTAAGGTTTTACAAAATCAAGTTAGAGGTCAACAGAAGTTATCTAAGAAGTATTCCACCGAAATGGCAGAGTCGCAGAAGATGTATGACCTGATGAGATTTTGGGAACAAGCTTTCTCTGAGCAAGGTCTTATTAAGTATATCATTCGTAACATTTTAGAATTTTTCAATGACCGGTCAAATTACTATTTAAGTATATTGACCCAAGGAAACTTCTCAATTAAGTTTGATGAAGTGCTACAAGAATCAATTTATAATTTTGATTCGGAAGTGTCTTTCGATACAATGTCAGGAGGTGAGAAAAAGAAAGTGTCTCTTGCTGTCATGCTATCATTAAATGACCTACTACGTTTAGCAGGTACTGAAAAATCAAACATCATATTCTTTGATGAAATAGCAGACTCTTTGGACAGGGAAGGGGTTAAGGGTTTGTGCGAGTTAATGGACGAACTTACCTCTGAGAAAAAAATATTTATTATCTCTCATAATGAGTATTTGTTGTCTTTAATAGAAGACCAAGCGCAAGAAATTGTAGTTAAAAAGAAGAAAGGAACTACAACTTTTGCATAAATCATACATAAATACTATATAAAACTGGAAAAATGATTAAACCATTCGGAAAACGACTACTCATTCGGCGCAAGAAAGCCGAAGCACAATCCGCAGGAGGAATCCTGATGCCTGAAGAGGTAGTGAACAAGAAATTTAATGAAGGAGAGGTAGTAAGTTCTGCAGACGATTGTAAAATTGTAGCAGGAGACTATGTCATGTTCAGTGAGTTTACAGGTCACGAAGTATCTCAAGGTGGAGAACAATTATTGCTAATCCTAGAAGAGGATGTGCTTTGTTTGGATATGGAGGAGGATAATTAGAAATGTCTTACGATATTCCAGAAGGCTCATTGCAAGAGTCTATATTTCTAGATAAGTACGCATATCCAGGAGAAACAAAATGGAAGCAATTAGCTAAGAGAGTTTCTAAGGCTGTCGCTCAACCTGAAAAAGAAGAGGTTAGAGACCAGATTGAAAAGAAGTTTTTCGAGGCTATTAATTCCGCAGACTTCTGCCCAGGAGGTAGGATTTTATTTGGAGCAGGTCGTAATAAGTATAATATGCTTAACTGTTATGTGCTAGACCCTGAAGACTCTGTTGAAAGTATAGGTAAGACTATATCTGATATGTATAAGATTTCCTGTGCCGGAGGAGGAGTAGGCTTTAACTTCTCTAAGATTCGTCCTAAAGGGGACGACATTCAGAATATTAAATGGTCAGCTCCAGGTTCTATATCAGTTATGAAAATGATTAACGAGATTGGAGAACATGTTCGAGCAGGTAAAAATCGTCGAACTGCTTTAATGTCTATCTTAGAGGTTAGCCATCCTGATTTCTTAGAGTTTTTAGAAGTTAAGTTAGACCGTAAGGAGCTTACTAACTTTAACATTTCAGTAGCTGTAAATAATAGATTTATCTCAGCTGTAGAGAATGATGAAGATTGGCACTTTACATTTGGAGGACGGCATAACAAATACTATATGTATATTGTTGACCGTACGAATGCCGACGGAGAGGTTGACCAAGTTAGGGTTGTAGCTAAAGATGAGGAAGACGCTTTAGGGAGAGCTGACCAATACCATAAATCAGGATGGTCGGACGTATTTTCAAATGCTGTCATAACCCCTATTAAAGCCAAAGAGATTTGGGAACGTTTGCTTGATAACGCTGTAGAATCAGGAGAGCCTGGAATATTTAACATTGACCTTGCTAATGAGTTTACTAACGTTTCTTATTTTGAAGACCTTCCCTCTACAAACCCATGTGGTGAGATTACTTTACCGGCTTATGGAAATTGTTGCCTAGGTCATGTAAACCTTGCAAATATGGTAGACATGGACGGTAATATAGATTGGCGCAGAATAGCAAGAACAGTAAGAGTTGGTATTAGATTCTTAGATAATGTCCTAAGCGCAAACTACTTCCCAATCAAAGAATGTGAAGAAGTAGGTATGCAAAGCCGTAGGATTGGTCTAGGAGTTACAGGTCTTCACTATTTCCTCATCAAGGCTGGTTTTAAGTATGGTTCTGACGCTTGTTTAGAGTTTCTTGAAAGGTTATTCTCTACGATTAGGAACGAGTCTTACAAGGCTTCTATGTACCTTGCACGGGAAAAGGGAAGCTTTCCTAAATACGACTTTGGCAAGCTCCGAGACGAGAAATTTATGAAAACTATACCTGCACGAATTAGAGCAGATATTAAAAAGAACGGGTTGAGAAATGCAGTAATGCTAACAGTAGCACCTACAGGAACTATCAGTATGGTACTTGGAGTATCTACAGGTCTAGAGCCTATATTCTCACCTCTTTATACTAGAAGATGGAAAACTTCAACTCCTGGAGTTTATAATGAGAATGTTGTAATTGACCCTTTATTTAAAGAGATGTATTTAAGAGGTAGAGATTTGAGTCACTGTGTTGGAGCTTATGATGTAACTCCTGAGGAACATATGAAAGTACAATCAGTAGTACAAGCGCATATAGACTCTGCAGTATCTAAAACTTGTAATCTACCTAGTGATTTTAAATCATCTTCACTATATGAAGATTTACTATCGTACGCTCACGACTTGAAAGGAGTCACTTTTTACCGAGCAGGTTCTAGAGGTAACGAACCTCTATCAATCCTAGACCATAGAACACTTAATGTAGACAAGTTAATTCAAAGTGGAGAGGTAGAGGAGTTATCTTCATCTATAGACACATGTGTAGATGGAGTATGTGAAATATAATGCCATCCTATAACTACTATTGCTCAAGCTGTGACTTGGTTTTTTCAGACCTAGTTCCCATGAGTAAGGCTTCGGAACCGCAAGATTGTGAGAAATGCGGAACTCCAAGTGATAGGACAGCCCAAGGTCAGAAGATTAACACTCCTGGCTTAGGGCTAACCGAAGGTAGAGGGGAGGGAGATAAAGCTCGCACAGAACATAGATGGATGGAAGATGAGATAGAGAATACTAAAAAGGCTATTAAATCTGAGACAGGAGTTTCTCCATACTCTGAATATAAAATTAATCACGACGTTGCATTGGAGCAAGGTTTATGTAAGAAAATTACCGACCAAGAGAAAAAAGCTCGTGATGATGATAGAGGTAAAGCAATGAAAAAGCTTGCCGAAGGTATGTCCGAAAATGACATCAACTACACTAAAGTTGCAAACAGTAAAAGAACACACTAATGATTTCAGTCAATATTTTAAACACTTCAACTAATCCAGACCCAGACTACAAACATGAAAATGATGCAGGGTTCGACCTTTACTCTAATGAAGCTGTAAGCATAGGTCCGAAAGAATCTATCCTTGTAGATGTAGGGTTGAGGGTTGATATACCTGTAGGTTATGAAGGTCAGATTAGACTTAGAAGCTCTTATGCTAAATTAGGAATTATAATTCCAAACGCTCCTGGAACCATTGATAGCGGGTATAAAGGTCCTATAATGGTAGCTGTTAGAAATTTAAAAGCAGACATGCCTTTTACTATTGAAAAAGGAGAAAGGTTTGCACAGATGGTTATTAACGAGATACCTTCTGTTTCACTTCGTTCTGTAGATAAGGAAACTTTTTTCAAGGAAAAAACTTCTAGAAACGAATCAGGATTCGGTTCGACCGGGAATGGAATATAATACTTTTTTTTCTACTATTTTTAATAATCTATAGTCTTTTATATCGTAATGACTACCACTTACGAACTTTCAGAAAATATCCAACGGGGTATCATCTATCTATCCAAATCAGATAGTAATTTTCTGACTCAGGCTATGCCGATGATAAAGCCTGATTATTTTGAGTTTCCATCTCATCAAAAAATATATACGATAATAGTAGAGTATTATTTGAAGTATCAGAAACTTCCATCAGATGATTTTATTTTACAAGATATTAAAAAAATAAAAACACCTAATGAGTTGATATCTGATTATAAAGACGAGCTTGACGCTATTAATAGCTTAGACCAAAACTCTCTAAACAATGAAGATTATCTTTTAGATTTAGTAGAAAGTTTCGCAAAAGAGCAATCTCTGAAAGACGCTATTATACGCTCAGCAGAGATGGTAAAAACCAAAAAGTATTCCGAGATAGAACCTATAATGAGAGACGCTCTTACTGTAAGTAGAAACGTTGACCTAGGATTGGATTACTTTTCAGATGTAGACGGACGTTGGGACCGTTTAACTAACGACACCTCTGACGCTAGCCACAGGACTATTTTTGAGTCTTTGAATCAAGCGTTGGAAGGAGGCTTAGCGGATAAGGAGTTGGCAATGGTAGTCGCCCCTCCTGGAGTAGGCAAATCTCTGTATCTTGCAAATCAAGCTGTACGGTCTTGTTTAGATGGTTCTAACGTTCTTTACATCTCTTTGGAAATGTCCGAAGATAGAGTCGCTCAAAGGTTGGATAGTATCTTTTCTAGAATTCGTCAAAACCAATTAAAAGATAGATGTGAGGATTTGAAGGATAGACTTAGCCAAGTTACTCAACAAGTTCCCGATAGAGGGAATCTTAAGATTAAAGAGTTTCCTACTAAGAGAGCTACTGTAAACCAACTACGTGCATACTTACAACAGTTACAGAATTATGAAAGTTTTACACCTGATGTAATTATTATAGATTATTTAGAACTGTTAGCTACGGATGCACAAACTCCTGAATATCAGGCGCAAGAAAGACTTGCACAGGAATTAAGAGGGATGGCTATTGAGTATAAATGTTTACTATGGACTGCCACCCAAACTAATAGAGAGGGTAAGAAAGTAAATCTAATTACAGACACAGAACTAGCAGACTCATACGGAAAAACTAGGGTATGTGATTTAGTTCTCTCTATAAATCAAAATGAAGAGGAATTTGATAGTGGTAAATCAAGAGTTTACGTTATTAAATCGAGAAATGGCCGAGCTAGGTTTATTATTCCGGCACGAATGGATTATGAAAGATTAGTAATATCACAAGCACAATGACAAAAAAGAAAAAAGAAGTACCTCAACATCCTATGGAATTACTTATAGGATTTAAAACCTACAAGATAGAGCATAAAGATTTATCAGAAGATGACCTACACGGATACGTAGACCTAACTACAAATGTAATTTACGTAGACCCTAATCAATCTGATTCTGATTATAGGGGAACACTATTACACGAGATTACGCATGTTGTTTTTCATATGTTTGGTTTAGGAGATGATGATGAGATGCCTGGTATTAAGAATGAATTTCTAACTACTATCACATCAAACGGGTTTCAACTGTTCGCTTCTTTAAATCATGAGCTTTTCTTTTTCTTGTTTGAAAAACCTTACAATCAAGATTAAATTTTTTAAATATTAAGTCTATAATATACTGAACTATGAATAACGAAATTGTAGAGCTTTACGAAACTTTTGAGGGTGATTACCTTTCAATTTCTAAGAAGTACTTACAGATTAGTGAGTTAGAGATTGATACTACTTTAATGAATCATTCTGCAATATACGCATACTTTGCAGCCTTGCTGTCTTATGCGAAAAACGTAAGAGATGATTTATCTATTGAGTTAGATAAACAGGAATCTCTAACAATGAAGAAGAGAACTTCAGACATGGCATCCGCCGGACAGAAAGTTACACAGACCGCATTAAATTCTTATGTCCTCTCAGTTCCTGAAATTGTGGAACTAAAAAATAAACTAACAAAGGCAGACAGTAAATACTCTCTAGCTAAAAGTTTAGTTAACGCACTTGACCATCAGAAAGATTGTTTAGTGCAAATTTCTGCAAACAAAAGAGCAGAAGCAAAACTATTTTCAACTAATTAAAAACTAATAATAACATGGTAAATATCGAAGAATTACGTAAAAAGTATAATCAAATTAATAAGACTCCCGACGCTGACCAAGCTGATTTTCTAAAGAAATTTCTAATGATGGAAGAAGGTACAACACAAGTTCGTGTCCTTCCCGGAAAAACAGAAGACGATAACTTTTATGCTGAAACAGGCATTCATAGAATAAATGATAAGAACTATCATTGTCCTAAAGTTCAAGGGAATGAATGTCCTATGTGTGACCTAAGCTTTAAGCTTTGGAATACTAAAGACCAAGGCAATATGAATATCGCACGTCAAATAAAAGCTCGTAAGCGTTTTTATCTAAACGCGGTAGAGCGTGAGTCAGGAGAAGTTAAGATACTTTCTGTAGGTATTAAACTTTTTAGTAAGATTTTGGATTGCTTTTTTGATGATGATTATGGGGACATTACTAATCTTGAAACAGGTAATGATTTTAAAATCGTTAAAGATAAATCAGGAGAATGGCCAAATTATGATAAGTCCTCTCCAAAGCCTGCTAAATCAAAAGCGGGAACTGACCAAGAGATGGCTACTTGGATGGACCAACTTCACGATATTCAAGGTCTTGTAAAGCCTGCGTCTTACGAAGATTTAAAACAATTGTCAATGGAGATTACCGGAGATGATATTGTAGAACAGACGAAGAAAGCTGCTGACGTAGTAACCTCGTCTGACCAAGGTGATGAAGATTACCTGTCACACTTAAAGGGACTTAAGTAGAAACATTTTTTGTTTGGGGGTTACTTCGGAATATTATCAGTGCATCGCGTGTACTAAATCAAAAGATTCATGAAGTAGCCCTTTTTTTACTATGAAAGAGAAATTAAAAATATTAGTAGTAGCTGCAAACGAAGGTGGCTGTAGTTATTACCGTGCGTTAATGCCTTTTGGTAAGTTACAACAACATTGCGCTGATGAGGTAGAGGTTCGGTTTAATCAGAACCCTCTAGGGTGGAATGCAGAGACAGGAGCTATGGGTGAGGAGTTTGAAGATTTAGAATGGGCTGATATCATGATGACACAGAACATATCTAACTTTGGACCTCAGTTTATGATAGAGCTGTATAAAAAAGCAAAAGACCATGGTTGTTTTATTCATTACGATACTGATGATTTACTTACCAATCTTTACAAGGGTCATAGGCTTTACGATGTGTATCAAGAAAGAAAACTAGATGAGCTAACCAAAGTTCTTTATTATAACGCTGACCTTGTAACAGTAACACAAGCTAAGTTCGCACATCGCATATCTGAATTTTGTTCAGGTACTTTAGCAGTTATTAAGAATGCTATTGATTTCGATTTACCTTGTTGGAATTTACCGAGACAGTATAGAACTAAATCTAAACAACCATGTAGGATTGGTTGGGTAGGAGGTATCCATCACGAACAAGATGTAAAACAGATTAGAGGTCTAGGTCTTAGCCTTAACGGTAGAGTAGGTCCTGAGAAAGTTTTTTGGCAATTCTTTGGAAGACCTCCACAGACTCCTGATGTAGACCCTAATGATTGGCAACAGAATGTATGGGATGAATATCAAAGGTTGCTAACAGGTGGAACTAGGCATAGGAATTGGTCAGTATACAACGCAATGCCATC